ATGAATACTACAGTAAATCCTACTGCTGATAGTAGAGTATTATGGCATTTAGAAGGACAACGATTTATGCTGCAACAAATTAAAAATAGAATTAAGCGAGGTAAAGAATGGAAGAAGAAGTAGTTACACAAACAGAACAAACAGAAGAAAGTTCTAAACCAGACTTTGTTCAAGATAAATTTTGGAACAAAGATACTAATGAAATTAATATAGAAGAATTATCTAGTAGTTATAATTCATTAGAAAAAAAATTAGGATCAAGAACAGAAGATTTATCTAAACAAATTAGAGAAGATATGGCTAATGAAGTAAGGTCTAAAGTTCCTGAAAATTATGAAATTAATATGCCTGAGATACCAGAAAATGTACAAATGGATATTGATCCTGAAATGCCTTTATTACAATGGTGGCAAAAAACAGCAAAAGAAGCTGGTTTATCTCAAGATCAATTTAATACAGGTATAGAAGCATTTGTTAATAATGAGATAGGAAGTTTACCTGATTTTGATAATGAAAAACAATTATTAGGTGAAAGTGCAAATGCAAGAATAGAAGCTGCTGATTTGTGGAGTAAGAAAAATTTATCTACTGATTCTTATGATGCTATATCTGAATTTGCTAGCACAGCTAAAGGTGTAAAAGCTTTAGAAGAAATAATGAAACTTAATAAAGATGCACCAATACCACAAACAGAAACAGCTATTGACGCTGCTCCTAGTTTAGATGATCTTAGATCTATGATGAAAGATCCTAGATATTGGAAAGATGGAGATAGAGATCAAGCTTATATTAATAAAATAAGTAACTTATATGAAAAGTACTACGGAAATCAGAAGGCGAGTTAAAGCTACTTGGCGAGACGCACAATCTTTTGCTGAATGGCTAGATCCTATTGAAGGTAAAAAATTAAAACCAGCTATAAATTATAGTGAAGGATATGTGTTAAAAGATGATGATGACGTATTAATTTTGTATATGACATATAATGATACAGATATTGGTGATACTTGTGTTATTCCTAAAGAAAACGTTGTTAATATTTGTGAGTTGAAAAATATTAAAAAAAATGTCAGTAAAGAATAAATAGACCTCTAAGGCCCTAGATATGCCTGTAAAGATAACATATCAAACTCCTCTGAGACAATCTAGGTAAACTTAACAAGCATACGGAGGTTAAAATGTCTGCTTCTATTACTAATGCTTTTATCACTCAGTTCGAAGCTGAAGTGCATATGGCATATCAAAGAATGGGTAGTAAGCTAAAAAGCCTAGTGCGTACTGTAAACGGAGTAAGTGGCGAATCTGTAAAATTCCAAAAAGTTGGAACAGGTGAAGCTACAAGCAAAGCAAGACACGCAGAAGTAGTTGCTATGAACATTTCTCACACAAATGTTACTGCAACTCTAGCTGATTTCTATGCGTCTGATTACGTAGACAAACTAGACGAGCTTAAAACCAACATTGACGAAAGATCTGTTGTTGCAAATAATGCAGCATATGCTCTTGGTCGTAAAACTGATTCTATCATTACAGATGCTATGAGTTCTGCTACTACACTAGCTAATAACGCTGGTGCACAAGGTGGTACTGTGGCAACTGACATGAACGTAGATAAGTTCCAAGAAATGCAAGCGCTTTTCGGAACTAATGATGTTCCTGATGATGGTCAAAGATATTGGGCAATCGGCCCTAACCAATGGTCTAACTTATTAGATGACGATCAATGGTCAAGAATGGAATACATTGGATCTAACGAATTACCTTTCTCTGGTATGAATTACACAGCGAAAAAATTCTTAGGTTTCTTAGTATTTGTTCATTCTGGTCTAGATTCATCTGGCTCTACTGATAGACACACTATTGCATGGCACAAGTCATCAATGGGTCTAGGTGTAGGATCTGAAGTTAGAACTGAAGTAAACTACATACCTGAAAAGGTATCTCACTTAATGACTTCTTACCTATCCATGGGATCAATTCTAATTGATACTAATGGTATTAGAGTACAGAAGTGTGCGGAATAGGAGATAAATAATGGCATACGAAACTTCAAATCCGATTAAGAAAATTGCTGGAATGGGTGCTGGAAACTCACTATGGTTTTATACTGATGGTGATGCTAAAGCAACTGTTGTAGCTTCAGGTTATTTCAATTCTGCTTACAAAGAATTAAGCAAAGGTGATGTTATCCTTTGTTCAATCGGTGTAGGTGGTACTCACGAAATGGACACAATTACAGTTACTTCTGAAACTGGAGCAACTACTGTAACTACAGTAGCTCTTGCATAAGGAGATTAACAGCTATGAGGGGGTTATCCCCCTCTAGTCAAATAAGGAGAAATTATGGCAATAAGTGCAGCAATAGGTGTAGGAAAAAAAATAGTTGGCAAAGCAATTTCTGCTGTTAAAAAAAAGAAAAAAGATTTAGAAACTAAAGGAAGAAGAGTAAAATCCGCATTAAATAAAAAAGGTAAAACAGCAGATATACCTGATGTTGCTGCTGGTGCTGCTGCAAGCACAGTACAAGCTGGAAAAAAAATAGTTAAAAATCCTACTGTAAAAAAAGCAGTAAAAAAAACAAAAGAAGTTGGTAGAAAAGCACTTGTTACTACTGCGGCAGTAGGTGGAGCTGCTGGTGGTGTTGCTGGTGGTTTTGCTGCTGAAAAAGGAGCTAAAGCTATAAGAGCATTAAAAGGAAAAAAAACAAGTCCAGATCAAGCTATGGGTGATTTTATGAAAGGTGCTGCAGTAGGAGCAACTGGAGGTTTAATAGGTGGCCCAATAGCAGCTGGAATTGGTGCATTAGCATTAACACAATCTATTACAAAATTTAATTCAAAACCAGAACAGGAATTTACACAAGAAAGAAGATCAGATGGTAGATTTGCTACAATATATAAAGGTAAAAATGCAAATGTTGTTGCAAGTGCTAAACAATTATCAACAAAAGAAATTGATGATGTAAGAACACAATTAGCAATATTAGATAGTATTGTTGAATCTGATGATCCAAAATCAAGAAGTAAAGAGTTTAAAGAAGCAGTAGGTTATTTAGCAACAAAATATAAAATATCTAATATTAGTGGAAAAAATTTATCTATTATAATTCCTAATGTAGAAGGTGGAGTACAATTAAGACAAAGAGCTTAATATGGCAGTAACTAAAGTAGATATAGCTTCAAGAGCATTAGTAATGATAGGATCAAATCCTATTTCATCATTTAATGATGATACAACAGAAGCTCTTGTAACAAATACAATTTACGAAGAAGTAGTAGAATCTACTTTAACTAGACATAATTGGAGATTTGCTACTGGACAACAACAACTATCTTTATTAGCTAATGCTCCTACTGGTAGATTTGAATACGCTTATCAAATACCAGCTAATCCTGAATGTTTAAAAATTTTAGCAGTTACAGTTAATGATGCTTTAATCCAATATAGTAGATACGAAGATAAAATTTACTTAGATGGTTTTGGATCTCAAAATGCAGTAATTATGGATTATATTTTTAGACAAAGCGAAGATCAGTTTCCTCCTCATTTTAGATTAGCAGTAGAATATAAACTAGCTAGTATATTTGGTGGATCAGTAGCAAGAGACGCAGCTCTAGTTAGAGAGTTTGATCAACTAAGTGAAAGACAATTATTAATAGCTAAAAACACTGATTCACAAGAAACTACTACAAAAACACTTTCTACTGATAGATTTATAACAGAAAGAAGAAGCAGTCGTAGTGGACTTGTGGTCGGATAATGCCTAGAAAAATAAGACAAGTATATACTAACTTTTCAGCTGGAGAGATTAATAATTTACTCAATGCTAGAACTGATGCTAAAGCATATTTTGAAGGTGGTAAACAAGTACGCAACTGGTATTTACTAGATGAAGGTGGAGTTATGCGTAGACCAGCTACAGAGTATATGGCTACAATGCCTGAAGAATGTAGAATAATTCCTTTTGTATTTTCTAATGATGAAGTAGCTTTATTTGTTTTATCAAACAATAGACTTGATGTTTATTCTAATGCTGGTGCTGTAATACAATCTAATATAACTTCTAATTGTAATTGGACTACTGCTCAATTATTTGAATTAAATTTTGCACAGTTTGGTGACACAGTATTTTTAACACATAGAGATAATTACCCTAGAAAAATTACTAGAACTTCTGCTAGTACATTTACTGTAGCTGCATATGAATTTGAATTAGATGAAGATGTAGTAGTTTCTGGTGCATATAAAACTTATGCGCCATTTTATAAATATGAAGATGCAAGTGTAACTTTAACTTTAAGCACATCTGCAACAGGAGCTGGTAGAACAATTACTGCGTCAACTGGTATTTTTTCAAATGATTATGTAAATCATTATTTAAAAATAGATGGATCTCAAGTTAAAATAACTGGATATACAAGCCCTACTGTTGTTACAGCAACAGTTATTGAAACTATATCTGGTGGTACTGGCCCACATAATGATTGGGAAGAAGAATTATTTTCTACACCTAGAGGATATCCTCAAGCTGTATCATTCCATGATAATAGATTATGGTTTGGTGGAATAAGAGATAATCCTTCTGCTGTTATTGCTAGTCAAATAGGAGGTTATTTTAACTTTGATGTTGGTACAGGTTTAGCAAATGAAGCTATTAATGTTGTTATTGCAAGTGATACAGTAAATGAAATTAGACATTTTGTTTCATCAAGAAACTTACAAATATTTACTGATAGTGGTGAATACTATGTACCAGTATCTTCTCAGTCTGCTGCAATTACTCCAACAAGTATAGCGTTTCTTAGACAAACACCATATGGCTGCAATAGAGCTGCACCTATACCTTTTGATGGTGCTTCTTTATTTAGTCAAAAAAATGGTAAATCAATTAGAGAATATGTTTTTTCTGATATTGAACAAGCATATAGATCTACAAGTGTATCTGTATTAGCTTCGCATTTAATAGATAGCCCAAAACAATTATCTATGATGACAGGTAATGAAACTAAACCAGAACAATTTGCTTTTTTCTTAAATAGTGGAACTAATGATGATGGTAAATTAGCTGTATTTCATTCTATTCGTGATGAAAAAATAGCTGGTTGGACTATGTGGGAAACACAAACTGGAGATAAATATCATAGTATAGCTGCATTAAATGATCAATTATTTGTTATAGTAAAAAGAGTAGTACCTTCTGGTACAAAATATTTTTTAGAAAGATTTGCTAATGATGATTCTATAACTCTTGATTGTTCTACAACTACTACTGTATTTCAAAAAGGAACACCATTAGTAAATGGCGCTAGTCAAACAGGAAACACATTATCCGTAGATGGATTTAGTTCTGCACCTCAAATACAAGAAACTTTTACTATTGCTGGTAATGCAACTAAATATATAATTACTGCTGTAACACAAACTGCTGTTGGTTATGATTTAACACTAGATCAAAACTTAGCTGTTTCACCAGCAGATAATGCAGTTATTACTATTGTAGAAGGTTTTGTTCATGCGGTTAATTCTATTTATGAAAATACAGATAAAATATTTGCAGTATATGGTAATGGATCTTTAGGTGAGTTTACAGTAGATAGTAACAATAGAATTACACTTACTTCTGCACCATTTCCTAGTGGTACAAGAGTAGGATTTAATTTTACTCCTATATTAGAAACTATGCCAATAGATAAAGAAATAGATACTGGGCCATTGACAGGACAACCAAGACGAGTAAATAAAGCTATTGTAGATATATCTGGTGGATTAGATATTACAATGAAAGCACAAGACTTAGCATCTAAAGAACTTGTTATACAGCAAGTTGATTTTACAATTAATAGTGATACAACACCAGTAACAGAAAAAAAAGAATTTAACTTTTTAGGTTATAGTAAAAGTCCAACAATTACTATTAGCCAAAACGATCCTTTACCATTAAAGGTATTAGGAATAGCTATGGAGATACAGTTCGCATAATGGCAAAATCAGCGTCAACATTATTTTTAGCAGCATCATTATCTAGTGCAGTTGGCACAGCTGCAAGTATACAATCTCAAAGAGCAGCATTAGCAAGAGAAAATTATAGAGCAGAAACTGAAGCAAAATTAGCAGCAGTTAGAGCATTAGAAGAAGAAAATGCTAGAAAAGAAGAATTAAATACTTCAATAGCTAATAATTTAGCATGGCAATCTATATCAGGATATTCAGATGATAGTAGAAGTTTTTTAAATATTCAAAGTCAAGTTAGAAAAAAAGCTGAAAAAGATATTTCTAATATTAGATTAATGGGAAAAACTACAGCATTAAAATATCAACAAATGCAATTAGAAAATAAATATAAAGAAAAAGAATTAGTATTTGGTGGTTATACCTCTGTATTAACTGAATTATATACAGGATATGGAAACTATAAATATTATGATAAAAAAGGAGACGTAAGTTAATGGCATTAACTGGAGGAAAAAGAAAAGTAATTACAACAGGATCTTCTGTTGCTAATAGAATGGGTGTTGTTCCAGCTTATGCTGGTGATCCAATTTCTACAATAGCACAAGTAGCTACAGAAAAATTAGATTTTTTTGCAAAACGTCAAGCAGCATTAGAAGAAGCTAAATATAAATCTCAAGTTGAAATAGATACTAGAAATACTATTAGTAATTTTGGAAAACAATATTTTGATAGTCCAAAAGATTTTACTGCAGCAGCAGATAAATACATAGAAGAATTAGTAAGAAAAGCTCCTAATAGATTTAAAGATTATACAAAAACTTTAGCAAGTAGAGCTGCTTTTTCAGAAGGTGAAAAAATATATGAGATTAGACAAAAATTAGATTTTGACAAAACAACTATGTTATTTCAAGAAAGGTTAAGAGCATTTAATGAAATGTCTGCAAGTGAAACTTATGATATGCCTGTTCTTAGTAGAAATATAACACCAGAAGGAAAAACAGTTGTAACAAATAATTTTGATGTTTGGAAAGCAAGTAACGATGTTCCTTTAGGTGAAATATATAAAGACTTAAAAGAATTTTATAATAGCACATATCCTGAAGAAAGAGCTATGTTAGATAGATTAGGTTTAAATCCTGAAATAATGCTTAAAACACAAAAAATTGGAAGAGAAGGTTTGCGTATAAATAACAAAATTAAAAATGAAGTTAATGATACATTAAGAACAATAAGAGAAGAAGGATATAATTTTACTGTTGGGTTTGACAGAATAAGACAATTAGAATTAACAGTTACAAATATGTTACGAAATGAATATATGAAAAACCCTGTTATTGATGAAAAAGATGGTATAGCAGTATTAACTGGAAGAAGTAAAGAAGAAGCAGCTCAATTAGTAGAAAATGGTATTCAATTTTTAAATCAAGAATTAGATTTAGCAAAAAAAGAATTAAGTATTTTTAATTTAAATAAACAAAATGAAATTTCTAAAAAACATGAAACTAACATTAATGGATTTATTAAAAATCCTGAAAATTTTGTAAATTATACTAATGATCAATTAACAGCAGATATTTTAAATTTAGGTTTAAAAGATGAAGAAGCAAGAATATATAAAAATTCATGGACTGCTGGTAATATATTAAATAATTTTGTTGATTATAATTTAAGTGGTATTGGTCAAGAAGGTAAAATGCCTTTTAATGCAGCAGCAGAAGATTTATTTACTATTTTAGAAAATCATTCTGAAGGTAATTTATTATCTGTTTTAGATGTAAACGAAATAACAGATTTAAAAAAAATAATGATTCAACAAAATATGAAAAAAATATTAAATACAAATGAAATTAGAGATTTAAATTTAGGTAGAATTGATTTGTTTACTTATAATGAAAATGGTGAATTAATTTATGATGAAGAAAGTGGAGAACCAAAAGCTAATGAATTATGGAGTAAAATAACAGCTTATGCTGCTAATTTAAATGAACCAATACCACAAATAACTTCATATTTTGAAGATGTAATGAATTTAACATATACTAATGAAATGGATTTGGCTCATTTAGATCAAGCAGCTTATATGGCTTATTATTTTAAAACAAGACAAGGATTTGAACATCAATTTAAAAGTTTAGAAAACAAAGAAATTATTATTCCTTTGTTAGAATATCACAAATTAAGACAATTAAATACAAGTGAAGTTCCTAGATCAACATTAGCTGAAGATTTTTTTGGTAAATTAAATATGGATTTTACAAAAAAAGGACAAATAAAAAGTGAAATTGATAAATACATTTATTTTGGAAATAAAGATGAAGAAAAAAAAGAAGGTGATATTAATATCACAGATAAAATAGAAGAATATATTAATAAATATGAAAAAACAGAAGATGATGCTATGAGTATTTTATATACTGATTTTGCTACTGGTGGAATTTTATTAGAAGATGTTAAAAGTAGAGATATTAATAAAAATGAATTAAGACAATCTATAAAACCAATAATTGATGTTTATTTAACAGCTGCTTTTAAAGAACCAACTCATGTAAGTGAAAAAACAGTAGAAAAAAAATTAAATGAAGTAATGGATTTTTTAATGCAAGATATTCAAGAAGAAGGTTTTATGTGGAGAGATAATAAAAAATTTAAATATACTACTCCTTTTCAACAATTTTATAATTGGATAACAAAATAATGAGTAATAGATATAACATATATGATTTTTATGGAGATAGTTTTTCTAAAAGCGAAATAAATGATCAAATAGTTTTTACTTTGCAAAATAGATTAATGAACATGACAGATGTTTTTAGAGAAGAACTTGGCATTGATGAAGATTTTTTAGATAGAGAAAATTTATATGATTTATTAAATTCTGGTAGAATATATACTACTTATAATGACAGAAAAAATAAAGGTAATCCTTTATATCATATAGGTATAGATTTAAATGGTGATGGTATAGGTTTTAATGTTCCTAATACTTTAAAATCTGAAGTAGGATTTATGCCACAAAAAACAAATTATATTTATAAAAAAGATTTTACTCAAGAAAGAATAAAACAAAATTTTTATAATGAAAAATGGCTTGAAGTAAAAAATAATTTACCTTTTGGTATTAGAGATACTTTAGATAGCAATCCTTCATTAGAAGCATTTTTACAATCTAGTCATAATCTAATGTTAACATATGATAATTTTAATTGGTTTTTAACAGATCAAGTAAAAAAATATGCAAAAGAAGGATTAGAGGATAATCCTCTTCTTGGTTGGTTTGTAAATGGTCTAGCTAATCTTGATCCAAGTAAAGATAAAAGAATAAGTAAAATAACACAAGACACTCAAAGAGATTGGTTAAAAACACAAATGTTAATGAAAAATACAAATTTTAGAAATGAATTAGAATTTGAAGATCAAGATATTTTAATTAACAAAAGCAATAATACAATGTTAGCAGAAAATTTTATATATAATCATGTAGTAGTTCAAAATGAAGGCGCATATAGTCAAAAAATTTTTTCTCCTACTAATGAATGGATTAATATAAAAAATAGTGCTGCTAGTGATGATCAAAAAAAATCATGGTTAATGGAAAAAGGAATAAAAAATGGAAAAGAAATATATATAAATGATCCAACAATAGGAAGAGGATTAAGTTTAAATGATGAATGGGTAATTAATAAATTACAAGAAAATGGATATACAATAGAAGATATTTTTAATGGTAAAAAATTACCAATGCATATTGGTGAAAAAATTTCTTATGAATATTTAAAAGTTAAACAAGATGAGTTAGTAAATTATTTTGGTGAAGATTTATTAACTCCAAAAAACTCTCCTCTTTTAACTATTTTATTAGATTTATCTTATGCAAGTGGTTTTGTAGGAAGTGATACAGAGCATGGTACAAGTTTTATAGGTAAAAGAATGAAACCATCAGTATTTAAAGCATTACAAGCTAATACATTAGAAGATAAAAGAGAAGCTATGGGTGATTTTAGTTCTTATATAGAATTTCCTGAATATTCAGGTAGTCCTAGTATTTTTTCTAATCAATCAGAAGGGCCTGTAGGAACTAAAATTCAAACCGATATACAAGGTAAATATAGAAGGCAATATATTGGATATGATAATGAATTTTTTAGTTATGAAGATTTTCCTAATGCTACAATATCTCAAGAATTATTTAATGATGGTAGAGCAAATATTCAATATTTTAATAGATTTAATAGTAATGCAGAATTAGGAAAAGCATGGTTAAATGGACAACATGGAAATTGGTCTTTGCCAAATAAATTATTAGGTAGTGAAGATATTGATGGTATGAAAAATTCTAGTATGATTGGTGACATTAAGGTAACTGATTTAGATGGGTGATGTATTACTTACTACAGGGAAAAGTTATTTACCTAATGTAGATTTAGCTAATCCTAATAAATCAGATAGAGCTATATTTGATAATATAGAAAATTTAGGTAGAGGTTTTTTTGATGAAAATATTATTGGTATGTCGGCTAAAGCTGCTGCTGAATTTGTATTTAATGAAAGACCTGATTTATATAAAGTAGATAAAAACTATAATCCTTTTTACGATCCACAACTTGAACCCTATAAAGAATTTATGGGTAATTTTTTACATTCTAAAAGTAAAGATCATACTTCATATTTAATTGATAGATTTAAAAATAAAATGGCAGCAATAGAAGGTGATCCAAGTTATATGATTGGAAGAATATTAGGAGGATTAACAGATCCTTCTAGTTTATTCATGTTTAGTAAAGGTGCTAAATTTCTTTTAAGTGGTAGTAGAATAAGTAGAGGTTTAAAATCTGGTGCTATGGTAGGCGCAGAAGAAACAGGAAAAAGATTTTTAGATGATACAAGAACTGCAGATGAAACAGTGTTAATTACTGCTGCTGGATTTATTGTTCCAGCATTATTTCCTGGCATACCTAATGGTAAGTCTGCTAAAAAATTTGATAAATATGCAAATATGTATGATGAAGCAGATGATGAAGTATTTAATCAATATGGAACATTTGGTGCTGCATCACCAGCTGGTACTAAATTAAGAACAGAAATAGATTATCAAGAATTAAATAAAATTGCTCCAACTGGTATGGGTATATTTGGTGAACAAGGGCCTTACAATCCTGTTTTTAGAGTATTAAAAAATGGAATTAGTAATGCTCAAGAAATGATGGAAACCATGTTAGAAATACCATTATTACAAAATAAAAATTTTAAAAATATTGCTACTAAAGGTAGTGTAGAAAGAAATATTAAAAAAAGATATGCACCATTAATAGTTAATACAACTAAAAAAATAGAAGGTGCGTATAATAGTTATTTAAAAAGAATAGGTGTAAGTGAACAAGGTATGTTTGATAGATTGTTTGACACTAAAATGTTTGCTGGAAAAAAAATATTAACACCTACACAATTTAGACAAAAAATTTGGGATTATAAAATGGGTCAAAGATATGGAAGTAATGAAGTATTTGATGAAGATATTATTACTGCATCAAATGCTGTTGATGATTTTTATAAAACAATAGGAAAAGAATATGATAAATTAAAAATTGTAGAAAAACATTTAAGTAAAAATATAGATCAAGTTAATGAAATATTAAAGAAAACTAAAAACACTAAAAAAAGAGAAGATTTAATTTTACAAATTAGAAAATTAGAAAATGATTTAGAATATGTAAAAAAGAATGGATCATTAATGGATAATTATATTAATGTTGTATATCGTAGAGATAAAATAGAAGCTAATTTTGATGATTTTGTTGTTGTATTAGGTAAAGCTTTAAGAGCAAGAAATCCTGAAATTACTAATCAACAAATTAAAGATATAGCTGAAGGATTTAAACAATATCAACCAGTAATTGCTTTGCATAATTTAGCAAACGATATAGCTATGGCAGAAGCTAAAGGAATAAAAATAGATATTGATGGATATGTAAATAAAATTAATAAAGTTTCTTCTAGATTTAAACAAAGAACATTAGATGTAGATTACAGAATATTAGCAGAAGCTGGATATATTGAAAAAGATGTTCAAATATTAAATAAAATGTATTTTAATCAAACTATACCAGATATTGAAATTACAAAAGCATTTGGAGATCCAACTGGTACAGGAAGTTTTCATATTGCTGGTCAAACACAAATGGGCATTAAACAAATATCAGAAGAATATGATGAGTTAATAGAAGCTGCTACAACAAAATCTGAAAAAGATAAATTAACAAAACAAAAAATGACAATTATTAAAGATCTTGATTCAGCTATACATTTATTAAGAGGTACTTATGGTTTAGCAGAAGATCCTAATAGAGCAATTAGCAGAGGTATTAGATTAATGAAATTATATAATGCAATGACTATGCTTACAGGAATAGCACAAGTTGTAGATGTTGCTAGATTAGTTATGATTAATGGTATGGGTAGAACATTTAATATTTCTTGGGATTTATTAACAAGTGGATATGCAAAAGAAGCATATAAAATGCAAATGAAATCAACACAATTAGGTGGAGAATCATTAGATATGTTTGGAAGTACAAGAGCTTTTGCTATGTACGGTATAGATGATGCATTTGGAGTATTTAATAAATTTGAAAAAGGAATGAGTAGCGTAGGTAATTTATATTTTACTTTTTTAAATTTAAGTAACCCTTGGAATACAGCAGTAAAAAATGTTGCAAGTCTATTTAATGGTACAAGAATGATAGAAACATTAGAAACTCAAATGAAAACTGGAAAAATAACTAAAGTAAATTTAGCAAGATTAAGAAGTATGGGTATTAGTGAATCTATGGGTAAAAGAATATATAAACAATATACTAAATATGGTTATGGAAAAAATGCTAGAAGTTGGGTTGATAATGGTGATAGTTATAAACAAATAAGAGTAGCAAATACAGACGAGTGGACAGATCAAGCAGCAGCAGACGCTTATCATTCTGCAATAGGTAAACAAGCAAATATAGATATTGTTACTCCAAGTAAAGGTGATGTACCTTTATGGGCAAATACAGAAATAGGTGGTATGCTTACACAATTTAAAAAATTTGGAATGGCTGCTACTCAAAGAATGTTATTAAGAGGTTTGCAAGAAAAAGACGCTAATTTTATGAGTGGTGTATTATTATTAATGGCAGCTGGTGCTGGAGTAGATGCATTTAGACAAAAAGCATTTAATAGAGATTATTCTAAAAAACCTACTGGTCAAAAAATTGTAGATGCTTTTGATAGATCTGGTTTAGGTGGTATATTTTCAGATATAAATAATGCTATTGAAAGATTAGGTAATAATGAAATTGGTTTAAGACCAATGTTAGGAGCTAAAAAACCTTATGGAACTTATAAAGATTTATTAAATAATCCTATACCTGATGTACTTGGGCCTACTGCTAGTCAAATAGCTAATATATCAGATATTATGTGGACTTGGGGTAGTGGTAAATACAATCATCACACAGCTAGGAATGTGCGTAGACTTTTACCTTTTCAGAATGTATGGTTTTTAGATTCATTATTTGACGAGATAGAACAAAAAGGACTTAGATGAGTATAACAATATCAAATACTAGTGCTAGAATACAATATACAGCTTCTAGTAGTCAAACTACATTTTCTGTACCATTTGAATTTTTTTCAGATGCAGATTTATTAGTTATACATACTAACTCAGGTGGAGTAGATACCACATTATCACTATCTTCTAATCCAACATTAGTAACTCAATATTCTGTATCTGGTGCTGGAGAAACTGGTGGTGGTAATATTACATTAGGATCAGGAGCTACTGCTGGAGATACCTATACTATTCAAAGAAATTTAGCTTTAGAAAGAACTACAGATTTCCCTACATCTGGTACATTTCCTATAGAAACACTTAATACAGAATTAGATAAAATTATTGCATTATTACAACAAGCAGAAGTAAAAATAAATTTAACTCCAAAAGCATCTTCATCTACATCTACAGCATTTGGTTTAACATTTCCAGAACTGGTCGCAAATAAACTATTAACTGTAAACAGTGCTGGTAATGCATTAGAATTTTCACAAGAAATAGGTAACTATAGAGGTAACTGGGCAGCAAGTACAGCATATGTTCAGAGGGATATTATCAAAGATACTACCAATGGTAATATATATATAATTAATACCAATCATACCTCAACTGGATCGCTACCTATCTCTACTAATGCTAATGCTTCTTATTATGATTTACTAGTAGATGCTGCTAGTGCTACCACATCAGCAAGTGCGGCAGCAGCTAGTGCTACAGCGGCAGCAAGTTCAGCAACAGCTGCGGCAACTTCGGCTACCAATGCAGCGACTAGCGAAACTAATGCGGCTACATCAGAAACTAATGCTGGTACATCAGAAACTAATGCGTCTAGTTCAGCTAGTGCGGCTTCTTCATCTGCAAGTGCAGCAGCAACAAGTGCAACAAATGCCGCTACTTCTGAAAGCAACGCTTCTACAAGTGCAACAGCAGCTGCTTCTAGTGCAACGAGTGCAGCAAGTAGTGCAACAACAGCAACTACCCAAGCAAGTGCTGCTAGTACCTCCGCTACAAATGCGGCTACTAGTGCTACTAATGCCGCTACCTCAGAAACAAATGCAGCAGCTTCTGCAACGACTGCTACTACCCAAGCAAGTGCTGCTAGTACTTCGGCAACTAATGCCGCAAGTTCTGCAACTGCGGCTCAAACTGCTCAAGCAGCAGCAGAAGCAGCAGCCGATAATTTTGATGATACATACTTAGGAGCTAAGTCATCTGATCCTAGTGTGGACAATGATGGTGACGCTTTGACAACAGGTGATTTATATTTTAATACAACAACAAATGAGTTAAAAGTTTATAATGGCAGTTCATGGCAAACTGCCG